TCATATCGGCAGGCGCGTTTGCACTTAATACAGGCAAGCCAGTATCTTTAGAAGTCCAATTGCCAGTTGTGGCATTCCAGTATGCGCTTCCAGCAGGAACGTCTGGCATCTCTGTTCTTTCATTGCCAAATCTATCATAATTCATATTACGACCTAAACCGCTTTCGTTAGCTTCGCCGTATCCTTCGCCCAATTTACGCCCACCTTCAACCCCAGATGCATAAACTTGGTCACTTATAACATCCTGAGTATCAAATGGCTCATATTTTCCAGTGCCAAATACTTTACTTACTAGGCTATCATCCATGCTTGGATTTTCTCTAACATATGCAATCTCTTCTGGTGTTCTTGCACTGCCAGCAAGTGCAGAGTTAATCAAGCCAGACATCGGGATAAATGATGGCAATCGCCTTCCCATTGAGTCTGCCCTTTCTTGAAACTCAGCCGCAGTTGGAGCTACAAAACCTTGCCCACCAATACCATCCTCATTATCATTTTTACCCATTCCAGCTAAATCTCCAGAAACTGGCGTAGGGTTTGAAGGCGTGCGAAGTATTGGATCTACATACCCAGAATTTATTCCATAATCGCCAGCGCTGGGCATTCCAGATGCATTCATTGTTGTGTTAGATACTGCTGGCTGTGTATAATATGAGCTGTTAGCGCCGTAATCTGTAGTGTTAACTGCTGGCTGGGCATTCATACTCAAAGGCATCACAGAACCACCAGCACGCCCTTGAAATTCTGCGTATGGATTGAAGCCAGCATTAGGGTTTATAAAAAAACTATCAATTAAATTAGCTTGAGCTGGCCTTAAATATCTCAATGTGTCAACGCTATCTTGGAACATTGGAGCTGATGAGTAACCTGTTACACCATCTGCATAAACTGTAGGCGCACCCATGTTGCCCATAATGTCTGTCGGGCTTGTCGGTGTAGCCATACCAAATGCATTTGCAGTGTCAGCCGTATTTTGAAACGCCGCCTGTTGCATTGGGTTAAATGCCGCAACATCAGCGCCATAATATGGCGTGTAACCTACGCGAGATATATCATCAGCTTTTGCTAAATTTGCCCTAGCCGCATTTTCAATATAATCTGGTACTGTTATTTCTGAAGTGGTTGAGCCACCTTTTCCGCCTGACATTATGTTAACTCCTTAATGTATGAGGAATGTAGTTGATCCCAACCATGTTCCGATAGTGGTTTTTTCCATCCAGCGCGACCTGTCATCGTCAATGCGCTACAACCTTGAGCTTTTGCCCAATTTATTACGTCAGTGTGCATATCCATTATTTGATCCAACTCGCCGCCGCCAAGAAATATATTTAAATGCTTCTTTAATGGATATACCACAATTTCAGACACTATGCACCCCCTTGGTGTAGGCCAAAGTTGCATTGTGCCTGCCTTAATGCCTTCAACTACATGAATAAAATCGTGAGTACCGCCAGAATACTCCAAAGCGGCCTCGATCCATTCCCTGCAATTTTCAATTATTTCATCCATGTGTCCTCGTTATAGATAGTGTAGAGGCTGGTAAAGCTGGCACTGATCCAGACGCCGCAGTGTAATTTAAAAAGCCATTTATGTTATCCATCATGTAATTTACCTCAAGATAATCTCCAGCCGCCAATGTAAATATTTGTGTTCGACTTGTCACCATTGTGGCATTATTTTGGTGCATTGCAGTGGTCATAGCGCTATTTGCTACGGCAGTGCCATTGACGCTAGGCCAAAAGTAAAAGTGTACTGTGCTTGAGCTTGTCGATGATATTTGTGCAGAAAACGATACAACATATTCGCCAGCTTCCTCAAACACAATTCTGCTTGTCGGCGTGCCTTGCGTAATTCTTGAATTGCCAGATGGCGCGTCATAGGTCAGCTTGTATGCCGTATTTGCCGCAACTGGTGTAACATCTGATGTTTTGATAAAATTAGCGTGTCCACCCTCAACAACAATTTGTCGAAATTCTCCACCTTTTGACACGACAGGATATTTATAAATCCTATTCCACATGAGAGTTGCATCGTCAGATGCGTTTTCTTCGCCGTTTTGCTGAACCAGTGCAGATCGTGTTTGTGATAAATGCTGAACAAGCCTTCGACCCCACGTCCGCCAATCGTTGCCAATGACGTCTGGGGCTTTTTGTTGCTGTTCGCTCATCTCGCTCCACCAGCCGTAACATTAAGTCTATTTATCCCGACACGCCAATCAGCTAAGTTAGCCGCGTCAATCCTGAGCTTAACTTGCCTACCTGTAAATCTCAATGACGTCGGATTGGACATAGAGAACGCACCATATGAGCGCTCTTCGCCATTGGGGTAAAACCTCGTCTTAAATGTAACTGTGACGTCGCCCTGCGTCTTCTCATCTGGGATCATTTCTGTGACTGACATTACATTCTCGCCAGTGCCTAACGCAATTGATCCACTTTCAGCAAATGGCGTAAGTGAACCATAATCAAAGCCAATCTCATGCTCGTATAGCTTGTTGTTTTCTGCGCTTGCCCAAATAGGCTGTCGATATGTACCCATATCATAACCAGCAGTTCTACCTAGCTCACCAATGTACCAAGTATTCTCGACATAATTATAAACGCAATATCTGTCATTTTCTGTGCTTGATCCAGATGGGTAGAACCAGAATATCTCGCCGTATGTGCTGTTTGTCACTGCAAAAGTTTTTGATATTTGCGCTCGGTTTATATCTGAGAAAACATAGTCGGATATTTCGCTTTCAATTTGTTGAACCGCGCCGCCTGCATATGCATAGAATGAGTGATTGCCCATCCAGAACGCGCCCTTATCAACTGATGCTATGGCTTTGTTCGCAATTAATCCGCAACTAGCCCCAACACGCTCAATGCCATAAACATATGGCGCTCCAATGTAATTCGCTACATGGGCGTCCATGCTTGTTAATATTAAAGTCTGGCCTTGCACACGTATGCCAGCCATAATTCTGCCACTTGTGTTTAATTCTAAATCACCAGCTTCATTTGTTGCGGCTGGCGTCCATGTGGAACTATCTTCCCTGTCACACCATTGCACCTTACGTTGATTTCCGCCTGCGCCTAGTGCAAACAAAAATCTTTCTTCAGTCACGACAATGCCTTCATTGCTTGTCGGCGCGTTTGATAATACTGCCGCTGGTGTAGAGTTATTTATTTGCCACTCGTAAATTTTTCCATCATCTTCATTGCACGCAACAAGGTATTCACCCCACGTATCAAGCGACCAAGATGTTGCAGGCTGTATTCTCGCTGTGTCTGGGCGCGCCACGCCGTAGGCATACTGACCAAAGTAACTGCCACCATATCCTGTAAATGCCTCGGCGTCTTCACGACCATTAGCTAATCCAACTGGCGTTATGTCGTGGCGTACACCCTGAGATGTCCAACTATAAAGTTTATTATATGTGCCGCCAACAATGTATCTGTCTTGGTCATTGGCAATCCAAGTAATTAATCCACGAATTTTAGCATTAGCCGCCGTGTCTGATCGGATACGCCAGCCACCCATTGGGCGCATTGTGCCGTCAACCCATCTAATTAGGTTGGCGTCACGCCAGCGCCCAGATGCTTGTAATTCAGTACCATTTCGGTAAATGCCAGCAGGAATGTCTAATGGTATTAGTGGCATGTTTACCTCATTGGTCTAAGTTACTGTGACTATAACATATTTTTATGGTTATTAACAATATAGCCTTTATGTTGGTTTAGTAGGCCATGTCACTGTGTTTGGAAATCCAGATTGCTCTGGTAAATTAAGCAAATCAGTTCGATACTGTGTCCACTCTGCTTGTTTAGCATCTGTAAGTTCAGCCCAACGTAAAGGGTTAGTGACTATTGGGTCTACTTCATTAACTAACTTATAGTCACGTTGCGCCCTAAGATTTGCCGCTAGTTCTGCATCTAGTTCTTCTTGAGTAGGTGCTACATATGCTTCAAAATCTGTGCCAATTAGTTCAAGCAAAACGCTGTTGTCCACAGTCATATCTTCATCATCAGGATTTAATGTGTAGGGTATCCAGCCGAAATGTGGATGATTAATTTCTAAATTAAACCAAGTGTTTTCTGTGTTTAGTGATTGTGCGTTTTGCACTTCTGTTATTGTTACTGTTGGCATAGATGCCTCCTATTATTAAGATATTCTAACAAATAACGCCGCAGGGCTATTATAATTAGGCTCTGCAACATTATATGAACCACTCATTGCTCTCCAAGTTCCACTTAGGCCAGCTCCTGTTGTGTTGTTTGTATCATATAATGCTCTGTTAAAATCACCCATTAGATAAGAGCTTGTAACAGCCATTCTAAGGATTGAGGCGGCATATGTACTACCTCTAGTTCTACTGCCAGTTCCACTTGGGTAGGCGGCTGTATAAGTGCCAACAGCACCATAGGTCGTACTAGCACCAGCCGCCGCAGAGGTAATACCTGTAATGTGGCCATAAGTATCTACAGTAATATCTTGTATAAAGTTTGAGCCAGAGTTATTTACAGAACCTTGTGAGGATGTATCGCTGTGGCTAAATGTTGTGCCAGATAAACCAAGTCCAGAACCAGCACTGTAAGTAGTATTAGTGTCTGTATTCACAACTGTTTCTGTAGCTGTAGCTAGGCCAGTGACGTGTCCATATGTATCAAGAGTAATATCTTGAATGTATGTTCTGCCAGAGTTATTTGATGAACCCTGAGAAGATGTATCATCATGGCTGATACTAATTGTAGCGTTTCCACTTTGGTTAGCTGTAAAAGTACCAGAACCACCTAAAGCACCAGTACCTTGTACTGTAAGTGTGCCATTACCAACTGACACAGTGCCAGTTCCAACAGATGTAACGTGTCCATATGTGTCAAAGTTAATGTCTTGGATAAATGTATTGCCGCTATTATCACTGTTGCTAACACTGCTTGTATCGCTGTGACTTAGCGTTACGTCGCCAGTACCGCCTCCTGATAAACCAGAACCAGCAGTAATTGTTTGGTCATTTTTAGCGTTAGCTTCAATGCCATCTAACTTAGCGCCATCTGCCGCAACATCACGTCCATCTACTGTGCCACCAACTGTAATATTTCCAGTTGCGCTTACTGTGGTAGCCGCAACAGTTGACGCAGAGTTTGCACCAATTGGCGTTCCATCAATTGATCCAGAATTAATATCAATGCCAGTTACAGGCGTCGTACCATCCAACAAGTTATCGACGTTATCCAAATTGGTATTTATTTTTGTACCCCAAGTATCCTCGGACGCTCCGACTTCTGGCTTTACCAGACCATATGTGGTTGTTGTAGTATCTGCCATAATTAACTCCTATGTTTGGCCTTGCGGCCTAGTATCGTTCATCAATGTAAGAGAAAGACGCAGTAGGCGCTGATCGCATACTGCCACAAAAATGCTTAAATTGCAACATCATGCGGCTGTCCATATCTCTGTTACTTTTGGTATTAATTCCCACTTCTCAATTGCGTTGCACGTCGTCGTCGTGGATGCAGATGTTGCACCAGAAAATGACATAACTTTATTGCACGTCGCAGTGACAGATGAGGTTGTAGTTATTGTTGCGCCAGACTGATTAACATCAGACCCACTAGACGCCGTACTTGATACGCCAACAACATTGTTTGACGCAACTTCACGCACACGTTCCATGCCTGACGTGTTTGTTGCGGATGCGGCTATTGTTGATCCAGTGCTTTGCACTCTATTAGATGTCGCTGTGGCACTTGCCGTTGTCGCAATAGTTGACGAGCCAATAACATCAAATACAAA